TTGCGGGCGTCCACGTTTCAGACCCCGCCGCGACTTCGCTCCACGTTTCCGATCCAATCGTGACCGGGGTCCATGCTTCCGATCCCGGTGCGACTTCGGACCAACTCTCGCCGCCCGCCGTCGTTTCGCCCCAGGCTTCGCCCAGCTTCTCCGTCGTCACGCTCGTCGTGATTGCCAGTGATGGCGCTGCAACTGCGGCACCGACCATGATGGCGTTGCCGCTCACGCTTGCAGATATATCAACCGCCGACACAACGACCGGGACGGCAATCGCGCTGGTGCTTTCGGTCAGCGCTATCGCAGCCGTGCCGCTCGCCGCCTGGACGCGCGTTGCAATCGTTGCCTGCGTGATGGCGATGCTGACCGACGCCGCCATCGAAACGGTAAATCGTGCGGTTGCCGAAACAGACGCCGCGCCCGTGACTGCCGCCGCGCCAGACATGACGCCGATGGCGTTAGCCGACTCCGACGCGGAAATTGATACCGCAGCAGCGACACGCTGGAGCCGCTTAACGTCTGCCGTCGCACTCGCGGATACGGATACCGCAGCAGCGACACGCTGGAGCCGCTTAACGTCTGCCGTTGCGGTCGCGGATACGGATACCGCAGCCGCGCCTTCGAACAGATTTAGGTCGTCAAGCTGTTCGAGCGTCCCGTAGGCGTCGAGATCATCCATCGACCCCCAGGCATCAAGCTGCTCAAGGGTCGGCCCAAGAATTTCAGCCATGTTAGGCGGCGGTTATATCCAAGTCGCCCGCGTTGATCCGCAGGATATCGCCTGTCGTGATCGTCTTCGCTGCGCTGAATGCGCCGTGGATTAGTAAATTTCCGCTCGTTGATGCGTCGAAAATTCCAAAATGGGATAAGCTGCCCCAGCTCCCGGTCGCGGCATCGAATTCCACCGTGCCGCTGTTCGAGGTGGTGCCGGAAGACGCTGCGGAAAAGGTCGCTGCCTTGCGTGCGTAATTATTTCCGCTCAATTCGGTGCCGCTATTGTCGTCGCCGAAGCTGCCAGTAGACAGGCCGACATAGACGTTGGTCGGCATAGTGTACGCACCGGTTCCGAGTATGTGATCCAATATTTCTAACTCTAAATAATCGCTCATGGCGCTCATGCTACTTCTCCGTAATCACTCGTTAGTGTCAGAGGACCGGCGAACCGCGCACGGTCTTCGTCGGCCTGGATTGCGGCGGCTGCACGCTGGAATAGCGCGTCGTGCTGCGCCTGTTTTTGGTCGTCCATCAGGTAACCAAATGCTTCCGCCAACGCGCCGTGCAGATATAAATCGGGGTGGCGGGTAAGTATATTATTCGTCGTGTTGCTGTCGCTTAACGGCGTGACGTTCGCGACGTAGGTGATCTCTGCGGTATGCGTATCGTCGGGCGTGGGCCGAAAATAGATTTCGGTGCCGACAACCGAATAGGCTTTTGGCTTGCCGTTGCCGGTCGATGGGAATTCCCGATCCGCCTGCTCCGGCGTCATGTATTTAAGTATCGTGCGCGGCGACGTGTTTAAACGAACGTGGCGAATGGCGCGCACATCGGTCGGCAGCGACACATACGCATCGCCTGCCGTCAGCGTTGCGGTAACGCGGGTTTCCTGGCTTCGCGTTTCCAGTTCCCGGTTCATGCGGGCTTCGGCCAGCGCGATAAATTCGGCGGCGCGGTCTGCCATATCGGTGCGCGCCAGCCAATTATCTATTGCGGTTTTCAGTTCCGCGAAGGTCGAAATCGCCATCAGATTTTACCCGCAGTCGTCCTAAAAAATCTGTTTTCGGAATCGTTCAGCCACTTTTTCCATGCGGCCAGATTGTGCTTTGGATCACCTAATTTTGCCAGCATGTCGTAGTAAACGGTGACCGGAATGTCGGCTACTTTGTGGTGATGGTAGCTACCGGTTTGGTAGCCGCCCGGTTTCCATTCATTCGCCGCACGTTTATTTGCCTCAAGAATTGGGTCGAGCTTTTGGCGTGTGACAACGTGCATGTCATCGCCGCTCGTCTCGAAAGTCGTGACCTTGCCGGGGGCCGTGCTAATCAGTTTTTTCATACAAGAAAAAGGGAGGGCCGAAGCCCCCCCGTCTCCATTTAGCTTGTCGACAGATCGAAAACAGCGCCATGTGCTTTTGGAGCCGAAACGATCAAAGTCCACTCCGAAACCAGAGAGAACCGTGTCGCATCACCAACCACACCAGCATCAGCCGCAGCGAACAAGCGTCCCGGCAGATGACCAATACTGTAATGGTCCGTATCGAGAAGCAGGATTTCTGTATCAGTCGCCTGCCTGTCGATGACAACATTAAGTGTGCCGAAGTCGGTTAGATACATCGACACGCTGCCGATGATTACCGCGTCGGTCGGACTTCCTGCCGTCATGTGCAACTGATTTGTCACGGCACTGCCGGAAGACAAATCGCTGAACGCAACCTTATTCGCTGGCGAAACCACCATCATATCAGGTGATCCACCGTCGCTATAAGCCGCCTTCATAGCTGCATCAATTTTCGCCAACGTCAAAGCGGCATTCGTGCCCGCCATGTCACTGACATCTGCACCTGTTCCGGCGGGCGTCGTCGATGCACTAATGAGCGACACGTTGGTCATGTAGCTCAATAGCTTGCCTGCCTTGCGTGGATCAGAAGAACTCCGAGCCTCGTTTTTGAACAAAGCCTTGTCGATATCTCGTCTTTGTTCCACGCCCTTCAATAATTTTACATAGGCAGTCTCTTTCGCCCTGCCGGCCTTATCCACGGCGTCCAAAGTGCCAGAAACTTGGGCAGCCTGGACAGAGATTTGGTGGTAGTTCCCAAGTCTCGTAGTTGCGGTCGGGTTCGTATAACTGAAATCGGCTCCCTCGTTAACGAAATTTGAATCTGAAGCCGCCGTCAATTCTTGGACCTGCCACTCATGATACACTGCTTTCGTCACAGACTTTTTACAATTCGAAAAAACAGGCGTTTCTGAGGGGTCAATCCTTTCAATGACGTTCGAAAGGTCTTCGCGTTCGCCCACGGCGGCAGCGGTATTCCAAGTCGCCATAATGGCCTCCTATTGGTTGAGAAGATAATCCACGGCAGCATCCATGGCCTTTACGCCTTTCTGCTTGCCGATGTTCTGAAGCTGTTGTCGCTTCCGCTTCGCTGAGATTTGTCGCTTGCTCGTAGGCTGTCCGCCCTTCACCATCTTTGGAGCTTTTTTCGCCTTCTTGACGGCTGGCTTTTGCCTCATAAGCTCGTCGTACAGATACGCCTTGCGAAGCGCATTGATTGCACGATGATCTCCCGCAGCCTGTAACTCGTCTGCGGTATACCCAAGATGCCGTTGCGCGTAAGTGTAGACCGCAGTCTTTTCCTTCTGCGCGGTATCTGGGTCACGCCATTCGGGGATGGCTTGCAAAAGTCGTTGGCCCTCTTGTTTCAAACGCTCCTGCGCTTGAGCTTGCAAGGTGACCATTTGCTCCTGATGAACCCGCTCCTTTTCCGTCTGCACCTGGGCCATCGCATCTTTACGATCACGATAGGCTTCACGCTGACGAACATATTCGAGCGGGTCTTCTGCGTTCAGATTATCCCAAAACTCTTGCGATGGTTCTGATTGCTGAAGTGCGGCCTCAACGGCTGCGAGTTGGCCGGCGTAGCTTTGACGCTCTGCCGACAGCGCGTGCAGTTCCACTTCGGCCTGCTTTCGGCCTTCAGCGACTTGCTGCGTCTTGCGCGTATAGTCGCTTTGACGCATGTAACCTGATTGCAACTCGTCTAGCGTCAAATCAACTTCGTCATCGCCAACGCGGACACGATAGGTTTTTTCTACCGGCTCTTCCTCGACGGCTTCGACTGCCTCGTCGTCCTCCTCAATTTCCTCGGCATCATCCTCTTCGGCATCGTCTGCCTCTGGGATTTCCTCGGAATCTTCGGATTCCTCCGTGGCTTCGACCTCAACCTCTTCTTCGGTTTCGGCAACAACTTCCGGCTGCGTGGGCGTTTCCTCAACGGGGGCTTCGGCTGCTAGAAGGGTGTCCACTGCATTCGCAATGGATAGCGGAGTCGCTTGCGCGGTTGCTTCGCCCATAAAAATCTCCAAATTTTAAATATGACTGCCTTGCGGCTTGGTCAGTGCATCGATTGCCGATGCACCTCGTCCTCGGCCATCGCGCCAGTTTCAATGACGCTTTTCAAATGGCCGTGGAATTCTTCAAGCGCCTGCACCAAAAAATACATACGCTCGCGACCGCCGATATCGCTGTGCGATGACGCGGCCCATTCCGACTTATACCGCTCGCGCAGATGCTCCAGCGCCTCGGTAAAAATCTCGTTGCGGAAAACTTCCTTCGCTTTAGCGGCGCGGTAGATTTCCGCCTGTCGCTTACCTTCGTCCATCAGGCGCGCGGCAGATTGGTGCTAATGTCGATGCCGGTCGATGCTTCAAGCCCGCGAAGCTGCGCTTCCATCTGCATTTCTTGGGCGCGTAGCTCCATTTTTATCTGCATTTCTTCGCGCTTCAACTGCATCTCGGCGGCGACCTTTTCGCGCTTCATTTCAATCTCGGCCTGCATCTTCATGCGGTCGCTTTCGATCTCGGCCTGCACCTTCGCGCGCTCCAGTTCAATAACCTCATCCTGCGGCGACTTTTGCTCCGCATGCCGCGCCTGGATTTTTTGCTGCAATTCGGGCGGCAGATTGTCTGGGTCCAGCAAGAACGCGCTGCTGTCCTTGAAACCGGACAGTTCAATAATCCGAGCAAGCGTGTCACGGTACTGGCTCAGGGTGCATAGCGGATTGGCGACGCCCAGCTTGGTAAGAATTTCTTCCTGCTTCTGCGCCACTTGCGTCAAGACCGCGATGCGCTTATCTGTATCCCCGGTGCCGATGCCGACTTCGATAATCGTATCGAATTCAGTGGCCCATTCCTGCGGGTCCATCGGGACAAATTTATTCCGCAGCCGCACGATGCGCGACCCTTGCTGATACGTCTGCACCAGCCGCAAAATCGACTGCATTAAATGCTTGATGCCGGTTTCGGCGAAGACGCGCGCGATCATTTCGATCTTTTGCTGGCTCGCGCTGATCGTGGCCGCAACCGCTGCACGGGTGGATGATTGCAAGCTATCAGGATCAAGCCCCTGGCTTGCCTTGGTCATGCCCGTGCGGTTTTCTTTGACCTGATCCATATACTGCAATAACGGGAAAGCCATCTGATTGATGGCTGGCGGCGTAATCGGCTGCACCATTCCAGGGGCGCGCATCCTGACAACGCCGCCGGGGCGGTTGCTCATAAGGTCGTCAATATTCACCTGGCCTTCGACCGCT